CTGAGCTATATTTATATCTTTATCTTCTGCTATTACGGGTTCTGCCCATTCCCAAAGACCTATCTCTTTGCCTTCATATAACATTTGCAAGACTGCATATTCAATTGCAGTACGAATGGCATAGTTCACCGGTTCGTTAGCTGCATTACCAGATTCAATCTCTAATGCTCGTGTTCCTAAATCTAAAAATCTAAACACATCTGCACCGTTACTGGTACTTGCAATTGTTTTCGTTGCTGATACAGTTAGTAAAATCTCGCCTGTCTGTACTGCAACGAGTCTGAGTGAAACGGTTACTTGGTCTGTTCTATATTGGTCGTTTGCACCTAAACCAAGAAATCTCGCACCTGCCCCACCAGATGTTGTATTCGTATCATAACCAACAATACCGCCCTCTAATATTAGACCGGCAAACAACATAGGTGATAAACTGTCTGTTGCTACTGAACCATCATATAGTTCTCTTGTACTTCTAATCAACTGTCGTTCTTTGACTAAGTTATCTAAACTTGCTCTTTCAACAACTGAAAACCAATCGCCATTGCCAACTGCCATGAGTGATTGTATTACCCAAACATCAGCACCTTGTGATACTGCCGTTGATAGTCCGACTTGTTTTCTTTGTCCTGTTTCATCAGGGAAAGCGTAGACCGCAACTGTAATCTTTACTGGGTTGCCTGAACCATCCGTTGGTTGGTTTATTAATGCAGGCATCTCATGTAACAATTCTTTTGTTGGTGTGCCTTGAACGAAAGGCATTTCTCCTTCTATCGCCTTCGTGTTCTGCACCGAGCAACTGCCCACCAAACAAGATAATACTGCTATCGCCAAATATTCCATATTCATAATCCTAAAATTTAAAGTCACCAACTGGCACAACCAGTTGTGTTATAGTACCACTAGCATCAGTAACAGTTAATGTGATTGTTTCTGCTGTTTCGTCTTTTGCCCAATAGACTGTTGAACCATCAGGTAAAGTTGCAGTACCGCTCAATGGGCACTCTACTGCGGTTGTGTCTGTATCTTCAGTACAATTCGTACCAAACATATTATCAACCATTTGTTTAGATAAGTTTGCGAATATACGACTTTCAACATTCGTTACAAACTTAGCGAGTGTCGTGTTCTTTGCATCTCTAGCCTCTTTAGCAGCGGCTGAAGTGATGTCGTCTTTTACTGATTCCCTTCTGTTGTATTGAAGTTGTTCTATCGATAGCACATGACTAGAATATCCTTCGCCACTAAAGGCAGGGTTACTAAAATCAAAGGTTAAACTACTTGATATAACCTGAGTACTATAAACAATCAATACACATAAAATTGTTTTGATTAGTGTTTTCATACTACTATTTATAAGGATTTTGACCATAAAAAAGGGGACCGAAGCCCCCTTTCAATGTTACTGTTTAACTTAGTCCTTCTTCCAAAGTGACCATAAGATTGCGATTGTAACTAATCCTACTAAACCTTCGTTACCTAGGCTTGCTACTATGCTAGAGATGTTATCGATAACACCTAAAGATAAGAATGGTACATTTGCACCAAATACTACTTCTAGTGCTACTGATAAACCAATTAGTTGTACAGCGACCGTAGTAATATTACCTATCGTATCCGTTATATTTTTCCACATAAATTTTCTCCTTTTATGTTGTTGTTGTTTTGATATCTCAAACTTCATTCATAATCAGTAGTAATATTTAGACAAAAATGGGGTTAGAAAACAACTTTCTAACCCCAAAGTAGTGAAAACAGATGGAGAGATTACTCGTCCTCTTCCGCTAACTTACTGAAATAACTCAAAGTTTCGTCTGAATCATCATCAGCAGTAGTAACTGGAGTAGGTGTCGGGGAACTTACTGTTTCTGCTACAACTGGTGCTACTTTCGGTGCTACAGGTGGGATGGCAACATCCTCAGCAGTGCCAGTATTTCTAACGCCAGATAGAACTTTGTCAAGTTTTGCTTTAAGCTCATCATATGATTTAAAGTTTTCGTCTGCTAGAAATGGTTTTAATGGATATTGTCTATTCCATATTTCTTCAATGGCCTCGTCATTAGGCGCAATAGCAGTTTTACTATCGAACTCTGACTTGTCATAATTCCAATAGCCGTCAACCTTTCTGATTTTCAGTTTAAAGTTTGCACCTTCCCAAAAGTCAAATGGATTGATTGGCGTTTCATCTTCAAATTCAGGTTTCATCGCCTCAGTAATCTTATCAAAGATTTTCTTACCGAATTTATATAGTTTAACCTGACCCTCATTCTCAGGATGTTTAGGGTCACTCACAATCAGAATATTTGCATAGTAAGATAACTTGCGTTTTCTCTTACGAGCAATTTCTTTGTCTGCCTCAACACCAGAATTCCATAGTAAACTGTTAGATTCACTAATCGGACATTTCTTGTTGATTGTAGTCAAACTGTTTTCAATTAACCAACCGCCTGGTCCTTGAAATGCATGTGACCATAATCTGGCCCATGGCAAATCTTCGTCTTGTACTGCTGGTAAGAAACGAAAAACAGCATAACCGTTACCTGATTTGTCTAGTTCTGGTTTCCAGAATCTATCATCTTGGTATGAGTTTGATTGTTTTTGTGGTTCTGCAACCTTTGATAGTTCACCCATTAGGGTGTCTAAGTTGTTTGAGCGTTTTAACGCTGATAGACTTGATGTCATATTTTTTCTCCGTATGATTGTATTTGTATTATTATTGTATCGTTCTGTGCTGTATATATCGCACCTTTATATTTATAACAAAAGTATATCTCAAATTGGAGCGGAAGAGAGGGTTCGCACCTCTGACTACAGATTGGAAACCTGTCGTGTTACTTTTACACTACTTCCGCATGTTTCTTGATATATGTATATATTATACACTAAGTTCTTTCCTTTGTCAAGCGTTTCCTAAACATTTATCTGCTGTTTCTAATATCTCTGGTAGATAGTTAAAGAATAGATAGATTAGGGCTATCAACCCTACTGCTCTAAGCATTATTCAACTCCCATTTTGCCAGCTTGCAACTCTGCATCAGCATCTGGTTTTATTAAATCACAATTGTAAGACATAGTTCTTCTTATTCCGTCACCATTAAACGGATAAACTCCGTGTAACATTGTGTATGGGAATATGTAAAACTCGCCTACTTGAGCATCTACTCTAAATTGTGATACGCCAAGTGGGTCTTGATTGCCGCCAACAAATTCTAAGTAACCGTTTGATGGGTGTTCTTCTCTCGAATATTCTTTACCATATGACTCAGGTCGTTTTAAGACTAATACAGATGATAATCCTAAGTCGGTCATCTTACTTGTATGGTAGTGAAATGGATTATATTCATTCTCTCGCATTTCATTTATCCATGCATTTGCCAAACTGATACCCCACCAAGGCTTCTGAATGTTCTTTAAATACTGGGCAAAACATTGTACAAAGATTTGTTTTGTGTTTTCAGATAATAAATCTGTTACTAACTTTTCTTCTTCAATCTTTCCAGCAAGCGATTGATTGTGTGCCTCTAAAGATTTTGAGTGTTTATCATACGCCTCATTAATCTCATCAATTACTTTCATAGGCAATACAATTTTTAAAATTATACTACCCAATATTGTCTGTGTCATTCCAATAGACTCTACATTTTCTTCTATTACTTCTCTTTCTTCAGCCATCATATCTCCTTTACTTTTTTTCTTAATGTTATCTTAAATCTTGGTGTATCATATTTTAAAAATGGTTTGTATCTTGCCATTCTATCGTGCATCTTAGGCCATAATACTGTTTCTAAAATGTCTTTGTCTAATCTATTTGCAAATGAAAGTATATCTTCTAGTATCACAAATGTTTCAACACATATCTTCTTAGAGAGAACCATCTTCAATATAGGCGGATGTTGCCCATCATGTGATGTGAATATATCGTCAAACTTCATTTTGTTTGCAATCATTCTTTCTAGGATGTAATCTATGTCTTGTTCAAAATAATAATGTAATGACTCTAATCTCTTAGACCACTCTTTATAACTTTCGTCACCAGTTGAGCCAATAATATCGCCAACCCATAGATTAGTATTATTGACAAAGTTACTAACAAAGTAATCGACCACAGTAGTGCTGTTATAAGTGCGA